CGTCAGGCATCTGATCAATGAGCTTCATTGCATATTCCTCAAATGCAGTGTTTGTATGTCCATTCCATTGACCCATCCGGATGTTGACAGCAGCATGGAGATTCTGGGTGTGAGTGTCTGGTACAGCCACTGGCCCTTGAATGCCCACTCCATAAGATTCCACCATGTTTTCCGTGCCAGTCCCCGAATATTCATCGTAGTTGGATTCAACTTCCATACCTGGAGAGACGATCTCAGGGATTCTGCCACTTTCCACGACAGACTTGTATATGCCCAGCCTAGCACATGGTACCATTGCAACTTTTTCCTTAGGGATCAAAGTGGAAATGTTCTTCAGAGCCTGCCTCTTACTAGTAACAGCATATGAGTCAAGAACACGTTTACGGTATGACTCTCTAAACAGATTTGCATAGATGCTAGCCTTCGCTCTGACGAGAACCTTACGTATGCTGTTGAAAAATCCCATCTGCTGGTCTTCAACCAAATAATCTAGATCCTCGCCGACCGAGCAGTAGTATGTCTTCAATCTATTGGTCATCCTGTGTTCCCAAAGCTCCAGAGCATTATCCAAGAACATCTCATGATTTGCTTCAAACCAGACCGAATTTATGAGATCCTGAATGTCCTTATCCAACTCTGAGTAATCATCATAAAATCTCTTGTAGTGAGTCTTGATGTTGGACGATATTATGAGATGGTTTAACCCTTTTGAGTAGTCAAGCCTTTGAAGAACTGATAGACACGATCTTTGCACCCTGCTATCAGTAGTGTACTTTGGCTTGACCGGCGCACCATTACTTGCACTCAAGATTAATAGTCCGCTCTTGTAGACCCGACTGGGCCTGGTAACCCCATCATAAAATTGATAGACGCCTGCTAGCCCTATCTCGCCCCACTCAGTGTTCAAGGTGCCCAGAATCTCGATTCCGCTCATACCTGGAAGATAAGTTAGCGTAAGACCCTTACAGCCCACCCCATCATCCAGACATCTGGCGCTCACGTAGATATCATGTCCCTCCGGAAGGATAGTGTCCACAACCTCATGGTCTATGGTTTGCAGCTCCTTGTAAGCATCTCTTCCACCAGCAACCTCTGCCGCACTGCGGATCAGAGACTTGGTTACTGCGGACGCCATTGATGCTCCACGAGCTCCTTTCCTGACTCTGTCTCTGTGGTTCTTCTTATGGACCTTCCTCGCACCACTCCCTAAGGAGCTCCCTCGACTTTTCGCATTATTATTTGACGCCAAAGTCGTAAATTCGTCTTGAGTCTCGTTTTTGTCGACAACTGATGACCGACTCAAGTCATCACTTACCGCTGATAATTTTTCCTCG